CCAGGATTCTGGCCGTGGCCAAGGCCTCGTTGGAGGCCAGTCAGTACGTTCAGTCGTTGAATCGGGCGACCGAACAAACTGCTGAAGTCACCGCCCAGGCGAACGCCGTTCTGTCGGACAGTGCCGCCCGTCAGGCATCCATCAACAGCCGGGCTCAGGCCCTCATCGCCACGGAAGAGCGTCAGGCAGATGCGGCGAAAAAGGCCGCCGGAGCGCATCGGGAAGAAGGCCAGGCGCTCGAGGAGCTGCTGGGCAAAATTGACCCGACCGTCGCGGCCATGAGCCGGCTGGACCAGATGGAGCAGAAGCTGAAGGGCTTCCGCACCAGCGGCGCGCTTGATGCTGAGACGTTCGGCGAGTACCAGGCGAAGATCGACCAGGCGCGTACCGCTCTAGGAGGCGCAGATGTTGCGCTGAACAAGACTGGCATGTCGGCCAAAGCAACGGCGGCTGCTCTGCGCGGTGTCCCGGCTCAGTTCACCGATATCGTCGTGTCCCTGCAAGGTGGCCAGGCCCCGCTCACTGTTTTGCTGCAGCAGGGCGGCCAGCTCAAGGATATGTTCGGCGGCGTCGGGCCTGCGGTGAAGGCGCTCGGCGGATACGTTCTTGGCTTGGTAAACCCTTTCACGGTGGCGGCGGCCGCCTTGGGCGTTTTGGGTTACGCCTACTACAAGGGTAGCGAAGAGGCAGTTGGGTTCCAAAAGGCGCTCATCACTTCCGGCAACGCAGCAGGCACTACCGCCGATCGTTTGTCCGGAATGGCCGCCCAGGTATCGGCCACAGTGGGCACCACTGGCGCCGCAGCGGAGGTTCTGACCCAGTTGGCAGGTAGCGGGAAGGTTGCCGCCGCCAGTTTTGTCGAGATCACCGAAGCTGCGCTTGAGTGGCGAGACGCCACGGGGCGCGCGGTTGAGGAAACTGTCGACGAGTTCGTGAAGATCGGCAAAGACCCGGTCGCAGCGGCCAAGGACCTGAACGAGCAGTACAACTTCCTGACCGCGTCGACCTACTCGCAGATCGTGGCATTGAAGGAGCAGGGCGACACCATCGGAGCCGCCAAGCTGCTCACCGATACCTACGTCGATACGATCAAAAACCGCAGCAAAGAGGTTACCGAGAACCTATCCATCTGGGAGAGGGGCTGGAAGGCTCTGCGCGGCGAGGTAGCTGCAACCGTAGACTCGATCAAGAACGTTGGCAGGGACCAGGACATAGCTGGGCGCATTGTTGACCTCCAGCGGCAAGTAGCCGCAGCACAAAGTGCCGTGAATGCGGACAAGGATGACAGCGACGCACAGAAAAAGCTGACTAATGCCAGCCTTGAGTTGAAGGGGCTAATCCAGCAGCGCGACACACAGCAGGCCATCGCCAGAGCCCGCGAGCTGGATGTCCGGCAGCAGCAGGCTGCCATAGTTGCAATCGGCAAGATTGATGCGCTGGAAAAGTCGGCCAGAACTAACGCAGAAAAGCGTGCAGATGCGCTGAAAGAGTACGGTAAGTCTCTGGATGCGATCCGCAAGGTGAACCCCGACGATGACCGGCTGAAGCCCGAGAACATTGCCCGAGTAAAGGCAGACATTGCTAAGCAGTTCAAGGACCCTGCCGGCCGCACGGGGGCAGTTGACCTCTCCGGTTTCAACGACCAGAAGAACGCGCTGAGCGCCATTCTGGCTGAGTACAAGAACCACCAGAAGGAGCTGGATGCTGCGCAGAAAGCCGGCCTGATCTCTCAGGAGTCTTACGCGTCGCAGCGTGCCGCAATCATCGAGCAGCAGAGGTCCGATGTAACGCATGCCTATGAGGAAGAGATCGCTGCGCTTGAGCAGGCAAAAGGGCGCAGGAGCACCAACGCGCAGCAGCGCATCCAGCTCGACCAGAAGATAGCCGATGCGCGTGCCGCGATGGTTAAAGCTCAGAAGGACGCAGACACCGAGCTAGCGGTGCTTGCGACCAATGAGCAAGGCCGCCTGGCCAAGCAGGCCAGGGCAGTGCAGACCTACACCGACGCCCTTGACCAGCAGGTCCAGGCCCTCAGGTTGCAAGGGCAGCGGTCCGCCGGCGGTCTTGGGCTTGGTGACCGGCAGCGCGGTCTGCAGGATCAACAGAACGGTATCACCGATCGCATCAACCAGCAGCGCCTGGACTTGGCCAACCAGTATGGTGACGGTTCAAGGGGTATGAGCCTTGATGAGTACAACCAGAAGCTGGCGGCCCTGAATAAGACCGAGAAGGACCTGCAGGAAACAACCATCGCCAACTACGACCAGATGACGGTCGCGCAGAGCGACTGGCGCAAAGGCGCATCCTCGGCCTTCCAGAATTATCTGGAGCAGGCCCGTGATGTAGCCGGGCAGACGAGATCTTTGTTCACGAATGCCTTTAGCTCGATGGAGGATGCGGTCGTGAATTTCGCCATGACTGGCAAGTTCTCGTTTGCAGACTTCACCAAGTCAATCCTGGCAGACATGGTTCGAATCGAAACCCAGCGCGCGGCCTCTGGATTGCTCAGCACTTTGGTTAGCTGGGGCTCCACCGCTGTCTCCGCCTACTTCGGCAGCGGTACCGGCAACGGCTTGGAGGCCGGGTCTGCGGGTGCTATTTCCTCAAACCTTGGCGCTTCGCAGGCAGGTTACGGCAGCGCCTACTTCCAAGCGCTCGGCGGGGCCTGGTCGAATGGCGTTCAGCTTTTTGCTGACGGCGGGGCGTTCACTAATTCCATCGTCAGCACGCCCACAGCTTTTGGCATGGCCGGTGGCAGGGTGGGCGTGATGGGAGAAGCGGGTGACGAGGCCATCATGCCTTTGACCAGAACGTCTGGCGGCCAGCTCGGGGTCAGAGCGGTGGGCGGCGGCGGGACCTCCATCAGCCTTTCCGCGCCTGTGAACCTCGTTACCGAGGACAGGAGCAATGAGGGTATGCAGCTCGATCCCGCGCTGCTGCAGCAGAATATGCAGAAGCAAATGCAAATGGCTGCAGAGAAAGCGGTTGCGGACTCTTGGCGTCCTGGCGGGGTGAGTTACCGAAATACCAAAGGAGGGCGCTGATGGCCATCGAAAAGTTCAGCTGGCCGACGCAGCGCGGCGAAACGCCAGAGATCACCTACCGGGTCCGCGAGTCCAAGTTTGGCAGCGGATACCGGCAGGTGGTGGGAGACGGCCCCAATAACAAAGAGGACAGCTACCCGATTACCGTGACCGGGACGAAAGTTCAAACGCTGAAAATCATGGATTTCTTTGACCGACACGGCGGGGCCAAAGCTTTTCTCTGGCTCACCCCGCTCGGTGAGCTGGGCCTATTCACCTGCAAAGATCCGAAGCCCACGCCTATAGGCGGGGGCCGGTTCAAGGTGACAGCTACCTTTGAAAGAGCATTCCATCCATGAGCCTGATCAAGCAGATACAGAAGCTAGAGCCAGGCTCCGAGGTGGTGCTGTTCGAGCTCGACGGCTCCGACTTCGGTGCTGACGTGCTGCGGTTCCACGGCCACGCCATCCCGCACACGGCTCAGGAGCTTGCTGCAGCTGGCGCCGATGCCGACCAACTGCCGGCCAAGTCCATCTGGTGGCAGGGTGAGGAATATGGCGCCTGGCCGCTGAAGGTCGAGGGCATCGAGGCAAACTCGGACGGCACCGCGGTGAGGCCGAAACTGTCCGTCGGTAACGTCAACGGGCGAATCACCGCGCTGTGCCTCGCCTTCGCGAATCTGCTCGAGTTCAAACTGACCATCCGCAACACGCTGGGCGAGTTCCTGGATGCCGCGAACTTTCCGGCAGGCAACCCAACCGCTGATCCGACACAGGAAAGCGTCGAAATCTGGTTCATCGACCAGAAAACGGGCGAAAACGGCCAGATGGTGACATGGGAGCTGGCCAGCCCGGGGGATGTGGGAGGGGAGTCTATCGGACGGCAGATGACCACGCTGTGCCACTGGGCTATGACCAACGGTTACCGGGGTCCGAACTGCGGCTACACCGGTCCCTACTACGACCTGGATGGCAATCCCACGGATGATCCGGCCAAGGACGATTGCAATGGTTGTCTCGACTCTGGCTGCGTCGTGCGCTTTGGCGCCGGCAATCCTGTTCCCTTTGGCGGCTTCCCTGCCGTGTCACTGATAGCAAGGAGTTGACCATGCGCAAGCACATTCTCGCCGCCGTGCAGGCGCACGCTGCGGCTGAATATCCGCGCGAGTGTTGCGGCCTGATCATTGCCAGCGGCCGATCGCAGCGCTACGTGCCGTGCGAGAACACCGCAGCAGATCCGGGCGAAGAATTCCGGATAGCGCCCGAGCAGTACGCTGCAGCCGAGGACTTGGGCGACGTGATCGGCATCGTGCATTCACACCCCGACGCAACTAGCAGGCCATCCCCGCGCGACCTTGCCATGTGCGAGGCCACCGGACTGCCCTGGCACATCTTGTCCTGGCCAGAGGGCGACCTGCGGACCATTACGCCGACCGGCGATACAAAGCTGTTGGGGCGCCCATTCGTGCACGGTGCCTGGGACTGCTGGCAAGTGTGCGCCGACTGGTATAAGCGGGAGTGGGGCTTGGAATTCCCAGCCTACGCCCGCGAGGATGGGTGGTGGGAGCAGGCCGCCAGCCCGAGCCTGTACGAGCAGCATTTCGAGGCGGCTGGCTTCTACCAGGTCGACAAGCCGGCGCGTGGCGACATGATCGTCATGGCCGTGGGCCGCACAGCGCACCCGAACCACGCCGGCATCTTCTTGGGAACTGATCCCGCGCTCCCCGGCGAGCATGCCGATGTCTTCGGACCAGGTCCTTTTATGCTGCACCACATGTACGGCCGGCCCTCGGAATTAATCGTCTACGGCGGGCCCTGGCAGGAAAGGGCGCGGTTGGTACTGCGGCACCGTGACGGCGCGTAGTGGTACATTTTGGGTTTTGAGCGAGGGACAGCAGATGCGGGCTTTAATATGCGGCTTAGGAATAGCGTTACTAGCGGGCTGTGTGACCACTGCAGATCTGGAGAGCAATGAGCCTTCGATCAGCGCTGAAACCGGAAAAAACGCCAAGCAGTACGCCTTATGTGTGTTTCCCAAATGGCAGGCAGCCCGGACAGAGTCAGCAATGGCAGAGACTGAGAGCGGCTACCGGTTATGGGTATCCAGTGGCGGAATGACGGACGAGCTACTGGACATCGTACAAACACCCAATGGAAGTCGGGTCACGTTGCGTCAGCGGATGGCCTGGTCTCCAGGGGTAGGACGTGCTGCCATTGAAAAATCTGTGAAATCCTGTTTGTAAGTACATCGAATATGAGGCCGCCTAAGTGCGGCCTTTTTCATGAAAAGGAGAGCCGGAATGGCAATGTCTGCGTTGCGCTATGAGCCAATGACGGTGATAAAGCTTTCTTGCTCATTGGCACGTAAATTTGGACGTATTCACCGTCGAGCTTTGGACGGCGGATCAGTGTTTGAAGTGTTCCGAGCTCTCAAAGCTACGGTTCCTGGGTTTGAGGAAGAGATCCGGCGCCTGCAGGCTCTTGGCATCAGGTTTGCGATATTCCGCAACGGCAAAAATACCGGCTGCGAAGACTTTTCCAAGAGTGGGTGTAGAGAGGTCAGGATTGTCCCAGTCGTCGAAGGAAGTAAGCGAGGGGGGATACTGCAGACGGTAATCGGAGCGATCCTCATCGCCGCATCGTTCATTCCAGGCTTTCAGTTTTTGCTACCTATAGGCATTTCGATGGTCGTCGGGGGCGTCATTCAGATGCTCAGCCCACAGGCAAAGGGTCTATCTCAAAGCGGCGCGCCTGAGAACCTCCCGTCTTACGCCTTCGGCAGCGCCAAGAACACCACTGCCAGCGGCAACCCGGTCCCGATCTGCATCGGCAAACGCCGGTGGGGTGGTGCGATCATCTCGGCATCCATCTACGCAGAGGACAAAGCATGACCAGGGTAACCTACAGCATCACCATCCGAGATCTTCACCGCGTAGAGCACGGCACTATGTGCGCTGATGAGGCCGTGGTGGCCATCAAAGATGGCGAGCGTGAGATCCACCGGGAGTACTTCACTGGTAAGTGCCAGGCTCCCGCTGGTTACCTCCGGCGGTACACGGGTAAGCCTGGTCTCCACGCAGTCCTGTTATCTGGCAGCTGCAGCATGCAGTTCGAGGTAAGCGCTCCTAGACAGGATGCTCAAGGCCGCCCATGAACTCGTCTGTGCCGAGGCGGTGTGAGCCGTAGTCCACGCGATAACCGGGGCCGCGAGCTGCTGCCTCGGCCTCTGCTGCGTCTCGCGAGGCGTAGATGTCAACGAATCTCCACGGGTCGCTTTGAACAACTCCCCACCCCAATACACACCCCTCATTGTCGGGATCGTTGGGTAAATTTTTTGCCAGGCTGCTGATCGACATAACCGCTCCTTGGTTGTAGGAGCCTGAAACTACCCCGGTAAGCCGCCCATGTGTTACTGGCATTGCATCCACCCTGTACAGAAAACCACGCCGCCCCGAGCGGTTTTTTATTGCCTGGAGGAAAGCATGGGCGCAGTCGCTCAAATTGAAATCGCTGGCGCCAAGGGTGGCGAAAGCAAGCCGAAAACCGCTGTCGAGACCCCTGACACTCTGCGCTCCACGAACATCGCCAAGATTCTTCTGGCCGTAGGCGAGGGCGAGTTCGACGGCACCCCGACCGATCGCGATATCTACCTTGACAATACACCGCTCGTGGACGCCTCCGGCAACGTCAATTTTCCGGGCGTGAAGTGGGAGTGGCGCCCAGGATCGATCGAGCAGGATTACATCCAAGGTATTCCCTCCGTTGAAAACGAGACGGCGGTGAACGTTGAGTTGCGGAGCGACAGCCCGTTCACGCGTACCCTCAGCAATGTACAGTTGTCTGCCCTACGCCTGCGCTTCAACTGGCAGCGCCTCGCGCGACAGGACGAGAACGGCACATTCGGCTATCGCATCGAGTACGCGATCGACGTATCTACCGATGGTGGCGCTTATGTTGAGGCGCTGATCGGTGCCGTTGACGGCAAGACCACCACGGGTTACCAGCGCTCCGAGCGGGTGAACCTACCCAAGGCCAACTCCGGCTGGGCCTTCCGCGTGCGTCGAATAACGCCTAATGCGAATTCCGACCGGATCGCCGACATCATGTTGATCGCGGGCTACACGGAAATCATCGACCAGAAGATCCGTTACCCGAATACCGCGCTGTTGTACATAGAGTTCGATGCCCAGCAGTTCCAGAACATCCCAACCGTAACTGTGGATTGCAACGCCCAGCGCTGGCCGGTACCGAGCAACTACGACCCAGTCACCCGGACCTATACCGGCGTGTGGGACGGCACCTTCAAGCAGGCGTGGACGAACAATCCCGTGTGGGCGACGTACGGCATTTGCGTCAACGACCGGTTCGGCCTGGGCAAGCGCATCCAGCCTTGGATGGTCGACAAGTGGGAGATGTACCGGATTGGCCAGTACTGCGACCAGCTGGTACCGGATGGCATAGGTGGCCAAGAGCCGCGCTACCTCTGCGACCTGAACCTGCAGGGCAAGGCCGAGGCCTGGACACTGCTACGCGACCTCTCCGCCATTTACCGGGGCATGGTGTACTGGGCTCAGGGCTCGCTGTTCATGCAAGCGGACATGCCGCGCGCGCAGGACATCGACTATGTCTTCACCAGGTCCAATGTCATCGACGGTGACTTCATCTACGGTGGTGCTGGCCGAGACACGCATTACAGCCGGGCGCTGGTCAGCTACGACAACCCGGCCAACAACTACGACACAGACGTTGTGCCGGTCACCGACAACGCTCTTCAGCGGCGGTACCGCGATCGGCCGGTCGAGATCTCTGCCATTGGGTGCACGCGAGCCAGCGAAGCCCAGCGCCGCGGCAAGTGGGCGCTGTTGAGCAACAGCCAGGATCGGACGGTGACCTTCAAGACTGGCATGGAAGGCGCCAACGTGCTGCCTGGCTATGTCATCCCGGTGGCCGATGAGCTGGTCGCAGGGCGCCCGAACGGTGGCCGTATCTCCGCCGCAGCGGGGCGCGTGGTGACACTGGACCGGGACACCCCGATCAAGGCTGGTGATCGTCTGATCATCAACCTGCCCAACGGCACTGCCCAAGGCCGCACGGTGCAGTCGGTGAACGGCCGTGCCGTCACCGTGACGACCGCGTACGCACTACAGCCGGAGCCTGAACTGCAGTGGGCGATCGATTACGAAGACTTGGCCATCCAGCTGTTTCGGGTGCTCAAGCGGGTCAGCAATGAAGGTGAGTACGAGTTCACGGCCCTGGAGTTCAACCCGAGTAAGTTCGATGCGATCGACACCGGCGCTAAACTGGACGAGAGGCCCATCAGCGTTATCCCGATCACCACCGTGCAGGCGCCGGCGAGCGTCTCGCTGTCCTCGGCTTATGCCGTTGACCAAGGCATTGCGATCAGCACCATGACGATCGCATGGCCGGCGGTGGAGGGCGCTGCCGCGTATGACGTGGAGTGGCGCAAGGACAACGGCAACTGGATACGCTTGCAGCGCACTGGCACCACTTCTGTGGACGTGGTGGGCATCTACGCTGGCGCCTACATGGCGCGCGTGCGAGCGGTGAGTGCGTTTGATATCACATCGTCCTGGCGCGCTTCGAGGCTTACCGATCTCAAGGGCAAGGAGGGCACGCCGCCTGCGGTCACGTATCTGAGAGCAACTCCGTTGGTCTACGGTACCGACTTAGCCTGGGGTTTCCCACCTGGTGCGGAAGACACCCAGCGGACGGAAATCTGGCAGAGCGCTACCACCAGCCGCGATCAAGCGATAAAGCTAGGCGACTACGCTTATCCCCAGGCTGAGCACCAGATTCATGGCCTGGCGGCTGGCGTCGAATTCTTCTACTGGGCGCGCCTGATCGACCGCTCCGGCAATGTCGGCCCTTGGTACCCCGACGGCGTCGGCGTGCAGGGCCGGTCCAGCTCCGATCAGACAGAGTATGACGCTTACTACCTCGACATGATCAACAAGGGCGCACTGGCGCCTGAGCTGCGCAAGGAGATTGAGCTGATTTCGGGCGATGGCCCTGGGTCGGTTAATGAGCGCCTGGACGATCTGCGCGGCGAGATCGCAGACCTGTCGGACTCGATGCCCTATAAGCCGGAAGAGACCTACACCGCTGACCAGGGCGTGCTTGGCGCGGACGGCAAGCTTTATCAAGCCAAGGGCGATGTCCCGCTTAATACTCCGCCGCCGAACTCGCAATACTGGCAGGACATTGGGCAAGCAGTGCGTACGGCCAACGCTCTCGCGGCTCAGGTAGAGCAGAACAGGGTCAATATCGACGAGCAGGACGAGCGGATTACGGCCACCGCCGAGAGCCTTCAAGCGGTACAGGTGAAGGTGAACGACCCTGTCACAGGCGTAGCCGCAACGGCGCAGGGCCTGAGCCAGATGAAGGGCACCGTCGAGACGATCGAGGGCAAGGTGAATGCCAACGCTCAGAAGATCGACGGCGTCTTCGTCCAGATCAACCCACTGATGGCCGGTAGCGAGGAGGGCTTCGCCGGCTCGGAGCGGACCTACGTTGGCGTCTGGTCTGAGCAGTCCGCACGGATTGAGGGCGACGTGGCGCAGGCACAGCGGACGGATCGTGTCGAAGTGCGCCAGGGAGAGACGAATGCACTCGTACAGCAGGTGAGCAAGGCCGTGGTAGACCTGAACACCGCTACTGCCCAGCAGTTCAGCCAGGTTCAAGCGCAACAGGCCGCCGCATCAGCGGCCATTCAGCGCAATGACCAAGCCATTGTCGACGCCAACGGTCGCGTCTCGGCGATCTCTTCGTGGAAGACCGAAACGAGCGCCAACGGCAAGAAGGTCGCCACCGGAATCGTCCAAGGCAGCGATGGTCAAGTTGGGCAGATCATCCTTTCTGGCGATCAAATCATCATCGCAAACGGTTTGAATGGGCCCCAGACCAATCTTGTTGTCTTCGAGGGCGGGCAGATGTTCGTCAACACGGCCCTTATCAACAAGGCATTCATCCAGGAGTTGATCCTTGGCATGGTGTTGCGATCTCAGGCGGTCGACTCGCAGGGCAGGCCGCTCATTGAGCTGAACATGGTCAACGGCACCTTCGCGTTGCGCGGACAAAATACTGACGGCTCAACTGAGTTGAAAAATGGTCAGGTTAATACCTTCTATGCCAACGGCAATCCGGCAACCAAGATGGGAATTAATATCTAATGGCGACTGGATTTAAATCATTCCTGATTGACGGTGTAGTGCTAGTGGAAATGACGAGGCCGTTAAGCCAGATGCTCGGCTACGTGGATACCAATGCATCTAATGGCAGCGTCGTTATCCCTGCAGCGCCTGCTGGAAAGCAGCTTTTTTTTGCGGTGGCTGAGCTTAGTCAACAGGACAGGTATTTAGGGAAGCGTCCAGCTGTAAGCCTCAGCGGGACCACACTAAGCTGGCAGTATTCCTACCAGGCCGGCTGGGGCTTCTACTCTCTAAACTGCCGGATACATTACGGTTACCGATAGGGTGCATCATGTCAGCCAGTTTTTTAGCCTTCAAAGAGGATACTAGCCAATTATTTGATACGCGCTACATCGCGTATGGGCTGAGGAAGAGTGGCTATCTCCAGCAGGTGGGGAGCTGGCCCAGGCTGTATTTGCGGTCAATCAACCTAGATCCAAGCAATCCTTCAAACTACTCGGAAACCAGCCAGACAGACGTACTCTTCGGCTTCTCGGTAGAAGGCGCCATCGCCCCTATCGTGTTCATTAACGGAAGCGGTATTTCCTGCGGATCCTCAAAGGTAGGAACAGTCACGACCTTTTTTTTCATGCTTGCATCAGCGAATACGAGGTTTTACTATTTCGACACCATGAGGGATTCAGGGCCTATCAATGGATTGAAGTGTTGGAATGAAGCGAATGTCCTGACCTTCAATTCCAGTCAGGTGCCCCTGAACATAGTCGCAAATCTGTCAGCCCCGCCTCCAGCTAATGCAGTTGGTAGTGGCTACGGTGTGGTTTATCAAGGCGGTAGTAATGGTTGGGACAGACCTTCAGGACTGTCCGGTTATTACGTAAGCTGGACCTCTCGCGTGTTTGTGCCTATCGGCTCTGGTGACTTTGCCGCAAGCATTATTTTCAGCAGGACAATGGGTCAAGGAAAGAGGGAGAACTCACCAAGCCCTGATCCGTTCTGGAGTCCAGCTGTGGTAAACCTAATGTCATGCATGGATGGGTGCTTCGGTGGATCTGGTGGCATCACGTTCGTAGCTGCTGACGCTGCGCGAACAACTATGTATTCATCTAACTCTTTTCCAAACGCCTATTTCGATATCCCAGCCGGAGTTCTGCCTAACGCGCTGGTGATCCGATCTAGTGACTACCCGTTCCCCTACAATTGAGAACTAACAATGTCCAAACAAGTGATCAACCTAGGCTCCGCCCCGACCGGCCAAGGCGGCGATACACCGCGCAGTGCCAACATAAAGATCGGCGCGAACTTCGACGAGCTCTATGAACAGCTGGGGGGGAACACTCTCCCTGCCGCGTTGCCCGTTGCAAAAGGGGGAACAGGGTCCACCACCCCAGCGGGGGCTAGAGGAAATCTCGGGCTCGGAAATGCCGCAACGCTCAATACTGGCTCCACTGCAGGATCCCTCGCAACTGTGGACATTGTGGGGCTTGCTTCGACTCTGTCAGAAACAAAGAGCTGGCTCGCGGACGCCACGCCGGGGATTGATCCTGTGCTATTTGGCCCGGGCTCACCTTCCTCTCCGTCTGGCGGAACTGGTTACTGGTACAAGCAGACGATCCGTTATGGAACCAGTAGCAACCGGCTGATCATCGCTTGGCCATACGGCACGGGCAGTACTGGAACCATCAAAATGCGCTCTGTTTTCAATGGTTCTCTTACTCCCGAGATCGAGCTTTATCACACCGGAAACACCACCAGAGCCGCTGACGGCACACTCAAGGCGATCTAACCATGGCACGAGCAGCAATCAACATCCTAGGTGATGGATCGATTATCGACATCACGTCGCTTGGCAAGAACGACTTTGGCGTCGACCACCCAGGGCTTGGGCAGTATTTGATTCACGGCACGTTGGGCATGTGCCCACCGCCGGAGGGTTGGGGCTATGTGATCAACCAGATGGACGCTGATGCCTCCGTGGCCACCAGCTACGAGGGCGGCGTGCTGATGGTGAGCGTGGCAAAAGAAGGTGAGCCGGCTGACTTGCTGCATAGCATCACGCTGCATGTCTCCGTCGAAGACCTGCCGCTTCCAGAATTGCCCACGATTCAGGAGCCTGAGCCCGCAGATCTGGAAGCGCTGGCACATGCGGAAATTGCGCAGCGGCGCGCCGTAGTCGACTCCGCAATTGCGCCTCTGCAGGATGCGGCGGATCTGCAAATGGCCACCGAACAGGAAGCCGCGCTGCTCAAGGATTGGAAGCTCTACCGTGTCACGCTCAATCGCCTGCCTGACCAGCCAGGCTTCCCCAATGAAATCGACTGGCCCATGCCGCCGGCGTGACCACACACACAAACTCAACGACCGCCGCCTGGCGGTATTTTTTTGCCTGGAGAAAACCCATGCCGATCACCGAGCAGCAGCTGCTGCAGATCATGCCCAAGGCCCGGCCGGTTGCCGGCGCCTTCCTGCCAGCGTTGAACCGCGCCATGGTTCGCTGGCGCATTGACAGCCTAGTTCGTCAAGCCGCGTTCCTAGCCCAGGTCGCGCATGAGTCGGGCCAGCTGCGCAACCTGGTGGAGAACCTCAACTACAGCGCCGAAGCCCTGGTGCGCACTTGGCCAAGCCGGTTCACCGCGCAGACCGCCGCCGCGTATGCCCGGCTGCCGCAGAGAATCGCCAACAAGGCCTATGGCGGACGGATGGGCAACGGTC